ATCTTACTCTTGAGACCAAGGCCAGGATTGAGGAGGGTATGAGTGGCAAAATGGGTAGACCGGCTGGCTCCTACGGTAAATACAATCTCTTAAGTCGAGAAAGGGACCCAATGTGGACGGAAAGACGTCGATGTGAACGTTGCCGTAAGGTTGTTAGATTGGGTCTCTACCTAAACAAACACGGCAAGCACTGCACAATTAGCACCAAATCATTTTACGTAAAGAAAGCGGATAGAAAACCGGACGGTGAAGTTTAAGGTATTGAATCAAAAGGCGATTCAAAATCACTAGGGCCTTCCAGGGACTCACGGCCATCCTCTGGTTTATTTGGAATAACTATCTTAATTGGCGAATCAAACGTCACCTCCTGTGAAACGTTTTTAGGAATTACAAAGGGGCTTAATCTAATTAAGCAGTCAATCGCGCCTTTGGGATCGTTGACAGCAACACGATTCAACCAGGATTGAATGTGCTCTAGATTACCTTCGATAAGAGCAGCATAGGCTCTCTTTATCTCTTCTGTGCTCTTGTTTGGGACGCCGGCTTTTCTGCCGTTTGGGTTGGCAGATTGACCTTTGACCCAGTTGGGGTTACCACCTGTTCTTGACATCGTTCTAGATAAGTTTTAAGTAGCGCCGAGTTTTTAACCGTCGGGCAGTATTGACGAGAAAGTTTTTTCTCCATAGTTGGGGTTTAATTTGCTGGCCAATCGCCGCAGCCATAACATTGGTCCTGACCCTGCCATCCACCGTAGGCTGGACCGCGTTCGCCAGTTCCATAAGGGTAATTGCGATATTTCTTCCAGTTGAAAAATTTGGAATTTGTCTGTAGTCCGCCAAAGTAGGGTGTCTTTTTGTCTGGCGTAATACCATCAATTGGATTTGGACTTGTCCAGGCTGGATAATCGTTTTGATTGTTCCACAAGAAAACCTGCATCAGTTTAGTGTATGACTCAGCAACGGATCTTACCTCGTTCTGCAAGAACTTAAGCTCGTCCATTGTGATCCCTGGTGCAGTTTCAGAATTGGGTGCAAGCACCGATTTATTAAAGATTTTGTACTTAAGGAATGGCAGTGCATGGTACATTGCGTAGTTACAGAGTAGGGTACCAATATAGTTATCCAATAGGTATCTGTTTGCAACAGTCACAGTGTTTGTAATGATTTGATCTTGTAATTGTTGATAAAAAGTTGCGCCAAGATAGTTTTGTAGGTACAGATCCTGACTCTGTAGAACATAGGGTTGTAGGTCATCAGGCGAAACTGACTGATGAATCGAAGTGTAGGACTTCAATTTCATTTCTGATACCATCAAAGCATTATATGCAGCCATCGATTAGAGTTAATTTTTTATGTTAGCGAAGCGGTTGGAGTCTGTACGCCAGCCTCTTCAGTTACGGTTTTTCCTAATTGTTTTCCTTCCTCGAGAACATTATGCGGTTGGATGAAGAGAGCAGAATCGTAACCATAATAACCGTACAATTTATCGAATACCTTAAGCATTGCCTTTTGAATTGGACGAATACAGGTTGCAATGAAGTGATTGTAAGAAACCATTAGCTCATCAGCATTGCTTGAGAATCCGCCGCCAGCTCCTTCATGATAGAGACCAAGAAGTAGAGGACTTGTGATACGGTGACCAGTGAGGATACGAGTGGTTATACGTGACTCTAAGGTCGAGTAATAGGTATCATTAGCCGAAGGAATTGGAATGACGTCAGGCGCATGCTCTTTATCCTGAGAGAATGCTATGAATGCCTTACCTGCATTTTCAGTTCCTCTGTAGGCCATGGTTAATTCATCGTAAATTTCCTGTCTCTCTTCTGGCTCAGGAATACCGTTATTAAGTCCAATAAAGAGACTTGGATTCATTGAGTTTGCAAGATTCGAGATATGGAATTTACTTACCTCTATGTCAATTTGAATATCATTAATTGATCCAGCATACGAAGGCATAGGATAGAAAAGATTTCCTGGTTCGTAGTCAAAATAGTAAAGGATTTGACTAGGCTCAGTTTCAGCCTTAGTTGGATCATAAGCAGGATACTCAATAGGTTTAATCTTGCGGAATTGACTCCAATCATGACAATAGTAATATTTTGAAGGCGTGTCCTCTTCCGGATGAATGTGACCCGAACGAAGTTTAGTAAAATCAGCATGATAGATTTCTGCGATTCCGGTACCCTCATTGTTCCAGATAACGTTTATGGCAAAACCACCAAATGTAATGTAGTCTTGTGCACATTTCTCGAATACCTCATCCCATGATTCGGTTGGGTTGGCTCTACGTAGTACGTATTGTTGCTCAGGATTTTGGGTCTTGAGTCCTTCTCCGATTGTTGCGTCTATTTTAGATTGAATTGCAGTACGATTGATTGCAGACTTGTAAAAAAGACTTGCTACAAATTGAGGATAGAGGTTATCATCTCCGTATTGCACCCATTTTCTGTCCATACGCTCAATGAAGGTTGGCATATTGGGTTGTATTGGGTTAACAGAGTAAAATGAATGTTTTTGCATTTGTTCGCTTATTTTATTTAGATATAGAATCCATCATGTTTGTTTAGGTTAAACCATACTTAGCTTCTAGATATATTTTATATTGTGTCATTTCATTAGCGGTTGGAATACCATTAATGAAAACTGATTCAACTATATCCATGTTTGGTGTACCTTCATACGATCCATTATAACTTGTTACACAAAATTTACCATTTGTAAAATCATAACCAGAAAGACTATTAATTGTTAAACTTGCAGTAGTAAGATCAGTTAATGAATTACCATGATAATAATTAGCCTGACCAGTTGTTCGATTATACGTTAATCTAATAAGTTGATAGGTTCCAGTAACAAAAGTCGTTCCATCATAAAGTATTTGATCGCCTGCTCCAGTAGCAATATAATTAAGATAATTATTTGTATTTCCTCCCCAAATACCCATTCGAGGATTTTGACCCGGCCCTGCTGTAATTAATGCATTCCAATCACCACCAGTTTTACCTTTTAATCTACCAATTAGGATTAAAGTTTTTGAAGTATTAATATTGGGTAAATTGGTAATAAATCCACAATCGGTATTGACTTGAGTTGGATTAACATTAATTGATGGGTAACCTTTAAAAGAGGCATTTGTTGCAGCATAACTTGGATAATAACTAGTATTAAATGGGGTCAATACATTTCCATTATAACCGGTCCATGAGGTAACATTGGAACCTGAAGTTGCAACTCCACTATCAGCAGACCACCAATCCCAAAGATTTGTAAATTGAGCCGGCGTAAAATCAGTAAATAGTCTTATAAATGAAAATGGGTATGTAATCATATTATGCGAAATTTTGTACGTATGATCCGTAAATATAGTCTATTCCACCAGCGGTATAGACAACGAATGTGTAAATATCGTGCTTATTTGCAGTTGCGGTCCAGGTTGGAGTTACACCACCTGACCATTGAACATTCGCTGGCCAAGTTGCAGTTGCTCCACCACCTGCTGCCTGTTTAAGTCTTAGAACATAAGTTGCACCATTTTTAGTATTTGAAAAGGTAAATGTGTAGGCCCCAGCTGTAGTAGTTGCTGCAACTGATTGTACGTTACTATCATTCCAATCAATATTTACAGTACCCGCAGCAGTTAAACCTTTATCATTAGCTTCTGAATAGCCTTGACCTACAATTTTAAGATTTTGTACATAAGCTGTATTATCTGCATCTGCTGTAATACCAGTACCACCCAAAATAACTGAGTTACTCTTTGAATCTATTGCATTATTAGATCCACCAACAATTGCTGAGTTTTCTGCAATATTACCAGCATCTTGTATTGAATTATTGTATCCAGCTAAAATACCTGCACGTTTTTGACCTATATTATTTTGTCTACCTGCAAGAATACCAGCGGTTTGAGCGTTCGTATAAACATTATTCGCTGCACCTCCAGCAATTATTGAATATCTAGCATCATTATAAAATGAATTTTCAAGACCCCCAACAATTGTGGTACAATAACCATTATTATTATTACCTTGACCGCCAAAGATCCATTCAAGATAACTTGCTGAACCAAGACCAGGATTACCTAATGTATTTTGATAACCTCCAAAAATTTGAGAATAACCATAATTGTTTTGTAAACTTGTAATAGTATTTTGATATCCACCGTAAATTCCAAGAAATGGTCCGCTTGACTGAATTTGATTTACACTACCGCCTATGTTTACATTACCAAGTCCACTTGTACTAGAGATTGTATTACTTGGACCAGAGATAAGTTGACTTGCAACAATTACTTGACCTCCATCATTTGCTGTTAATCTATCAGTTCCATTTGTTTTAAGAATAATTGATCCGCTAGCATCTTCTGTTATAATGTATAATCCGCTAGTACCTCTGTGTCTAATTTCACTAACCGCATCTGCACCAGTATTTTTACGAATAATTCTTAATCCATAATCAGAGTAGGTTGAGTCACCAACCAGATCAACATAACTATTACCGTTACCGCTTCGACTTGTACCAATTTCAAGATGACAATCCTCAGTGTTAACTCCAGCTATTCTTAATTGAGTATCTGATCCGGTTGCTTCAAATGTTAATTGAGTTTCACCATCGATTACACCAGATGTGCCAGTTGCGGTTAGGACATTATTATTAGTATTGTTATTAATGACTACACCCGTACCTGTACCACTAGTACCCGAAGTTCCACTTGAACCTGCGGCTCCTGTAGCACCCGAAGTTCCAGAAGTTCCTGAAGAACCTGATGTACCTGCCGCTCCTGTAGCTCCCGATGTTCCACTAGTTCCACTAGATCCTGCTGCACCTGTTGCTCCTGAAGTGCCTGATGTACCAGAAGAGCCGGCAGCGCCAGTAGCTCCTGAAGTACCTGAGGTTCCACTTGAACCTGCTGCACCGTCTGCACCTGAGGTACCCGAAGTACCACTAGATCCAGCAGCACCGGTTGCTCCGGAAGTACCCGATGTTCCTGAAGAACCTGCAGCACCCGTAGCACCAGAGGTTCCACTTGAACCGGAAGTTCCAGAAGGAGTTGTGGTAATTATGAATAGAACTTGATTGTTATTCGAGAAAGAATGCGTTGAAGTTACCAAAGAGACTCCATAAGTATAATAGGTTGAGTTATCAGTTTTTGAAGTGATTGTCCAAGTTTGATAATTCGCCTGATTGCTTTGATCTTGTATTGTAAAGACTGTGCCGATCCCAAGATTACCTAAGAAAATATCAACGTTATTGGTTAAGGCATCAGTGTCGCTAATGTTTATTGAGGTAGCGCTTGACTGTGTTGCATTATTCCAAAGTAGATGACCACTACCTGGATCACCAGAGGTTGCCGCAGTATCTGATTGATAATTAAAGAATGAGTTAGATAGACCGCTTGTTCCGGATGTGCCTGATGTACCAGAAGAGCCTGCTGCACCTGTAGCACCTGACGTTCCACTAGAACCTGAAGTACCTGATGAACCAGCAGCGCCATCTGCTCCACTAGTTCCAGAAGTTCCACTTGAACCAGCTACACCGGTTGCTCCTGAAGTACCTGAAGTTCCCGAAGAACCTGCTGCTCCAGTTGCACCTGATGTACCACTTGTTCCAGAAGAACCCGCAGCGCCTGTTGCTCCGCTTGTTCCTGAAGTTCCCGAAGAACCTGCAGCACCAGTTGCGCCTGAGGTACCAGAAGTACCTGAGCTACCTGCTGCTCCGGTTGCTCCACTAGTTCCACTAGAACCCGAAGTACCGCTTGAACCTGGGGCACCTGAGGCTCCTGAAGTTCCTGATGAACCACTAGTTCCTGATGAACCTGTGGCTCCGCTTGTTCCACTCGAACCACTAGTACCTGAGCTACCCGCTGCGCCTGTAGCACCCGAGGTACCTGAAGTACCAGAGCTACCAGCCAGACCTGAAGTAGGACCTGTCCAATTACCTGCATTATCAATTACTTGGCCATAGCCATCGACTGAGTAAGAGACTGCGTCTAGAGTTGCGGCGGTTATGTGAACATCAGTTGTGCTGACCTCGATTGGAATTTCAACTCCTAATCCATCAGTTAATGGTTGTAAAGTTCCATCCACCCCTGATGTTCCAGCGGTTCCAATACCGACTAGTGATTTATAGGTTTGATAGATTCTTTGGTTCTGTAGATTTGCCATCTGTGATTTTATTTTTTAAGTTTCTTGATTTCTAACCAATATTTGTAGGATACCAGTATACTAGCAAGTATAGAAACTGCGTAAAATGCTATTTTAATATCGGTTTCTAGGGATGTCATTGAGATTGCGGCAGTTGTGGCATTTAGATAAGTGACTGGTTCCTTAGCCATTGAATCAGCAATATAAGCTACTGTGTCAGTTAAGTTCTTCATGCTTAATCTTCATTTTTGGTCCAAGGAATAACTCCTAATGATTTAGCAGCTTCATCAATTGAATTAAATTCTTGATAGCCCATTGCTTTGGATTCTTCAGTTTCTGGCATATCAACTTCACGTAAAACACATCTTTCTATTGGTAAATCAATAGTTTGCCAATCTCCTGGCGCTTTATAAATTTTGTATAGCATATTATTTAATTTATTTTTACTTAATTACAATCGCCCCATTTTAGAGCACTTATATTCCAAATATCTGGAAAGGTATTCCAAACTGCACATTCATTGGGAACTGTGGTGAGATAGACAACGCTCTGTGAGTCTTCATTATCGCTCACATAGACAACAGGGGTAATTTCATCGGTGCCATTATCCAAGAACATTTGACCCCGGTCAATTAGGACTCCTGGATCCGGATCTAGACTTGGTGCATCAATCGCCCAAAGTTCGTAGTCCCAGTTGCCAGCCTCGCGTAGAGAAACCATGCCATTGAGTGGATCCTCACTCTGATTATCCACCAGATCAATAGAGAACTTGGTGTATCGAGTATTCTGAACCAGGATGTTTGGCACTACTGAGATTGGTACTCGTGCAAAACCATTGGTGAATATGAATAAGAAGTTATTGCTACCCCAAGGATTATTCTCTACCGCAAGTGTGTTTACGTAGATAATTATTGAGTTTTGTTCTAAATTGTTTAGATTAATCACTTAAATTTCCCTTATTTAATCTTAGATATACAAAAGCTGCCAGTTGACACAGCTAAACAAAAAAAGGGTCCCGCACGAAGCAGCAACCCTCTCTTTGTTCCTAAGGTATAGGATTAGGTAGTTACAATTGTAAGACCACCACTGATTACGTTAGCAAGAGTGTCATCCAATGGAACCATAGGAGCAGGCTCTTGACCTTGTAGAGTGATAGTGTATCCGTTAAGATCACCAACTGCAGTTCCGGTAGCACCAGAACCAGCTGACATAACGCAACCACGAACGTTACCCATTAACCAAGAAGTATTGTTGTTGTCAACAAAGACAACGCGTAGATCACGGTTTTGAGCAAGAAGTAGGATTTGATTACGTTTTGCAGCATCCAATTTTTGGAAGATTGCAGTCAATTCTGGTTGGTAGAACACGCTCCCATTAGCGTTAGAAACGTTAATAGATTCAGTAACAGATGCTGTATCTTTTGGAAGATAGAATTGATAGAAAGTACCGGTACCGGCAATTCCACTAACTTCACCTGCTGTTTCAGTTACGGTTACACCGTTCCAATCTCCAGCAAATACGTACATCTCTTTCACACCACCTAGACCATTGATACAGTCTAAAGCAATTATGTCGTTAATTAAACAAGCCATTGTGTTTTGAGATTTTTTTTAGTTTAAGAGAGGGGAGCGGTTAGACTCCCCTTTCTTGGTTTTTATTAGTCTAGAGTTGATACGAATTGAGACGCGTAAACTGCAGTACCTAAACGGAATTTAGCCATGAAGTTAACGATATCTTGTGAAGGATCGTAGTAGAACTTGAACTTATCTTGGTCATCAAGTAGGCCTGTTCCGAAGAAAGCATACTTTTTAGGACCCAAGAAAATCGCAGCGTTATCATCGATACCACCAGCAGCAAAGATAGTTACGTTAGTACCAGGCCATACGAATGAGCTAGCACCCATAACACCAGCAGCGTTAGAGATATTAGGATATTGAGCGATGATCGCGTTTCCTTTAGCTTGAAGAGCTTGAACAGCGATTGAGTAGTTAGAGTACGACATGTACATAACTAGATCATCTTCTTGCTTAAGAGCGTTAGTCAAAAGACCGATAAGACCCCAAATTTGATCTTCAGCAGTAGCAACTGTCAAAGGACCAACGAAAGCTGAACCGTCGATAGCGCCGTTAGCAACGTTTAATTGAGACATAAGACCGTCTAGGTTTCCACCATCACCTTGCCATACAGTGTTTTCAATGTATTGAGCGATGTTGTTTACTTTGTTGTCAGCGATCATTTTTTCAAATGGAACTGATTCCAAGTAAGCAGATGGAGAAAGTTGGCTAGACAACCAGTAAGTTCTTAGATCTTCTGGGCAAAGTTGCTCTTTCAACATTTTTGATTGAACTACTAAATCAATTTGAGAGAAGTTAGTAGAGTTTGAACCGGTTTGACCAGCTCCGAATCCACAAGTTGAATCTTTGATATCAACAGTAGAGTTTAGAACGTTTATTGCTGTGGTCCCAGCTGTTAAGCCAGCACGCAAAGTCAACATGTTCACTGAGTAGCTCTTCAAAAGAGCAGCACTGATCAGGTCTGTAGACAACTGGTCGGTGTAAGTGCTTAATCCTGATAAATTAAATGACATGATTAATTAGATTTTTTTAGTTTTATTTTACGAATTCTTTGCGTAGCTCTTTTAATGCTGCTACTTTAGCATCGATGGCATCGAATTTGGTTTCGATTTCACCAGTTTTTGGGATCTTTGTTGCAGCGGGTGCTTTAGCAAATTTCTCCATTTTTGTTTTCATGGCTCCCATTTCCTCTTTAACCTTAGAAATTTCAGCAGCGCATTCTTCGATTGCAGCGAATAGCATTGCCATTTTTTCTTCGATCTTAGCGGCAACTTCGTCCTTGATTGGAGTCTCTGTTTCTTTTGTTACTTCAACTTCAGTTTCTTCAGCCATAGCTGCAGGGATAGCTGCAACTTCTTCACCTTCAGCTACTTCGGCTTCAGAGGTAGCAATTTCAGAGATCATGCCATTAGCATCAACTTTTACTTTTGTACCGTCTTCTAGTTCATGGTAACCTTCGGGTGCTGGTGATTTTGTTCCGTCTTCGGCAACAATCGACACAGGGAATCCAACTTCGAGTTTCTCAACCTCAATGATCGTTCCGTCTTTTAACTTAGCCGTTTCAAATTTGATAGGCATGTTTAGGACTTCGCGGATTTGGTTCAGTTTTAACTTGTAGTTTGACATTCCGTTCCGATTTTTTTAATAGAGTTTAACCTCTTGATCTTAAATAGCAATTAATTGCCCTATGACATTTCCTAGTGCAAATTTTTTGGGTACTATAATCCTATAGCAAGTAGACGGTTCGGAATAAGGAAGCGGGAGGTATACTCCGACCTGCGAGCGGGTTTGGGATCTAAATATTTTTGGCCAAATTTGATGAAAAATGGTACCTTATCTTTATTAAAGAAGACTAATGACACACGAAGAAAAACAAAATCGAATCGCTGAAGCTTTAACCATGTTACATGATAATTCATGGACAGATTTAGAATTAGAAGAATCATTAGATTATGCATCTGATGAATTTGTTGATACTATATTACTTGAAATATTTAAGTGTTTTTGTAGATCAGAACATGTAAATGGTATAGCAGAAGGTCGTTCAATTATTGAAGATGAATTATTATCTGAGGACGAACGTGATATGATATGTGTTTTAACTAGATTTAAACATTTTTTTAGTGGTTATCTTGAGGGAGTAGTCGAAGCTTATATGAAAAATTTACAGGCCAAAGAAGAAAAAAAGTAGTATATTATCTTTATAACAAAAGCACAATGGCAAATTCTAAAAAACAACTTACTAAAAAACAAATGATCGAGGTAAAAAACTCGATTCAAAGTGAAACCATCACCAAAGTACTTGCAGAATATGTTGCATGTAAAAAGGCAGGCCGTCCGGTTAAAACTACTATTAACCTTGCAACAGGAGTTGGTAAAACACGTACTGCTTGGAAGCTTATTTTTGAAAATGACAAATTCCAGACAATTCTTTTTATGGTTCCAAAACAATCGCTAGTTGACCAAACTATAGCAGAGTTCATGGAGCAAGGAATTGACTTTGACTATTGTACAGTTTATACGCAAGGCGATGTTAAAACAGTTGAAGAGTTACATCAATTCTTAAATAGATCAACTAATGGTAAAAAAATCGTTTTTGCTGTCTATAATTCGGTTGGAGTTACTGACGAGCGTTCAACTATTTTTAATGACTCACCCTTTATATTCGACTTAGCGATTTACGATGAGTGTCACCGAGTTGCAGGTAAAGAAATGAGTCAATTTACTTCATGTGTAGCCGATGCAGTTGTTAAAGCTCATCATAAATTATTCATGACTGCTACTGTTAAATTTTATCTTGAAGGTCCAGATGAAAATTTAAATGAATACTCAATGCAAAATGAGGAACTCTTCGGTAAGATTGCAATGTCTTTAACTGTATTTAAAGCACTTGAATTGGGGATCTTATGTCCATTCGAGACATTCTTATTGGAAGTAAATGACTCAGAAATTCGTAAAGCCCTTCGTAAAAATGTAGAATTTTACGATAGTATAACTAAGGGTCGTCATGTAGCAACTTTCTATGGAGTCCTTAATGCTTACAATCAAGGTGCTCGTAAAATTATTGTAATGTATCGTCAAATCAGCGATGCTAACGATTTTGCTCGATTATTCCAATACTTACAGAGAACTTCTGGTCTATTCCAAGGCGCAACTATTGGTTCTGTTGCAAGTAGCGCAAGCCGTTATGAATTAGGAGCGCCTTATCAATACTTAAATGAAGCTGGTCAATTAGTAATTATCGGTAATAGCAAACGTAAAGCTCAACAATGGTGGTTAAAATACGGTCCTTTCTGCCAAAGTGCATCAGCTGTTGCAACTGCAACTCCTTGGATCAAAGAAGGCGAAGATGTTCCATGCATTGATTGTATTGTATTTGGAGATATTTTTAAGTCCGGTATTGATATTATCCAAATCATAGGACGAGCTCTACGTTGGTATGAAGATAAAAATATTGCTCGCATTATTCTACCCATTATGCAAGGCGAAGCTACAAGCGTTGCTACTGCAATCCGAGCAACAGTAGGTTCTCTTCAAGAAAATGTTAGTGATT